ATAGAACAAACAGCAGGTCTTACACCATTACAAATACAAGCACGTCAAGCAGCAGGTGGTTTAGGAGAATTTAAACCTTATATAGAAGATGCTGGTAGATTATACGGCAGACAAGAAGATGCACTAGATCAAGCTATGGGCTTTGTGCCACAGGCTCAAGCTGGTATTGAAGAAGGTATGGGCTTTCAAAGAGAAGGATCTGATTTAGCAAGAGGTGCTGGAAGATTCTCAGATGCAGCAGAAAGAATGATAGGTACAGGAGCTGATACTGTAGCAGGTGGTATAGGTGCATTACAAAGAGCAGAACAAAGTGCAATGGGTGCTACTCAAATGTTTGATCCTAGTAGCTCATCTGCTTTTTATAATCCATACGAAGATCAAGTAGTACAACAAACATTAGAAGATATAAACAGACAATCAGCAAAACAAGACATAGGACTACGTGATAGAGCTGTATCCGCTGGTGCCTTTGGTGGATCAAGAGGTAGGATAACTCAAGAAGAATTAGCAAGACAAACAGGAAGAGGGGCCGCTGAAGCAGTTGGTGCTCTTAGAAGTCAAGGATTTGGCAGAGCTCAAGATGCTGCAAGACAATCCTTTGAATCACAACAAGGTAGACAAGCTGGATTAGGTCAAATGCAAGCAAGTTTAGGCGGACAACAAGCAGCTATAGGTGGTCAGCAGGCCGCACTAGGTAGTCAGATGGCTGGTCTAGGTCAACAACAAGTACAAAGAGGACAAGCCCTAGGTGGTTTTGGTTCTAGCCTTATGCAAGGTGGACAACAACTAGGTGGCTTAGGTCAATTAGCTAGTGGTATGGGACAACAGTTTGGTCAGATAGGTCAAGGCATTGCAGGTCTAGGACAAAAAGGACAAGGAATGCTAGGCAACCAAATCAATATGTTGAATCAACTCGGTCAGCAAGGTCAAGCAACTCAACAGGCTGCACTATCAAGACAGTTCCAAGGAGCACAACAACTTGCGAACGAGCCAATGCAAAGACTACAACAAGGTCAAGCATTACTTGCTGGATCACCAATGGGAGGAATCTCTGGTGGTACTGGTACAAGTGCTTATCAACGTGGCTCTTATCAAGAGCCAAGCACCTTCTCTAAATTACTTGGTGCTGCAGGAACAGCTGCAACCATATATGGTGCTGCAACTTCTGATGTTGAATTAAAAACTAACATTAAAAAGATTGGTGAAGTTGAGCCTAACATTGGTTGGTACACATGGGATTGGAATGACAAAGCCATAGAGCTTGGAGCAGAATCAGAACCAACAGAAGGTGTCCTAGCTCAAGAAGTATTAGAAGTTAAACCAGATGCAGTAGTAGTTAAAAATGGTTACTATGCTGTTGACTACGCTAAGGTATTGTAATGCAAGGAATAACGTCAGGCATGGCTCCAATGCTTCAAAGAAATGAAGAGGAAGTTCTTAAACAAATGTTAAAAGACAGAGCTCTTTCAGAAATAGAAGAAAGATTAGGAATTAGAATACCAAGAGATAAAGAAGAATCAGAAGAAGCTTTAATAAATAGAGCTTTAGGAATGACAGGAAGACCAATAAGTAAAAGAGGTGATGAATTTATTTATGGTGATGATGATGGATTAAGTTTTTATATAAATCCAGAAACAAATGGTGGCGGACTTAGATACAGTAAAAAATTTGCTGATGGTGGCATTTCTAATTTAAAAGACGGTGGCTTTCCCGATCTAACAGGTGACGGCAAAGTAACTCAAAAAGATATTCTTAGAGGACGTGGCATAGAAGGATTTGCTGATGGCGGTGAAGCAGGGACAAAATATTTCGGTAGAGATGGTTTAATTTTTGATCCATATAATCCCTTAGATTATGCGATGGCAATTCCAGGTTTGGGATTAGCTGGTGCTGGAATAAAAGCATTAAGCACAGGAAATAAAATGAGAAAAGCTGCTAACGCAGCATCTAAACTTTCTAATCCAGTAACAAATACAGCAGCTGGAGGAGCTCTTGCTTATACCATTGGAGATGCAATCAAAGAAGGCTTGAGCGAAGATTACACTAATCCTAGTGTGGCTTATATTGATGAAGATTCTGGAAATTATTTTTATTATGATCCAGTAGATGAAGATTATTATTTATTTGAAGATAACGAAGTGCCTGAAGGCTATACGTTGGAGCAATAATTATGGCATTAAGAGATAGATTAGCAAAATCAGGAATAACATCTTTAATTAAAAAAGTTAAGCCTAAACCCAAACCTAAGCCCAAACCTAGTACAGCTATTACTAAAACTAAACCAGCATCTCCTAAAGTTATTCCATCAGAAATGGTTGCTCCTTTTGTTGGCAGTGGAAAAGTAATTCAATCAACCTTAAGAAGTATTGGTAGAAATCCAGGTAGACCAGAGGGAAGTGCAGTAACAGGTGCAATTAGAGCGGCTGGTTACGGTGGAGTTCCAGCGGCAGGTTTATATATGGGACTAACAGGCGATGATGAAAAAACTAAAGTTTCACCTCCTAAAGAAAAAGTATCAGGACTTAAAGAAGTTAATGATTCAGACGCACTAAAAGATATTCTTAAACAAAAAACCATGGAGATTGCAATGGAAGCAGGAAGAGAATCACCTGTATTCCTTGATTATGTAAAAGCTTTTCCATCAAGCTATATGGAAAAAGTTAGTAGAGATCCTGAGTTTGCAAAACAAATGATGGCAGGATTCTTAGCTATGATGCAACCAAGCGAAGGCTTTGTTCCAAGGAATGCTATCTCTGACTTTGGTCAAGCTGCTATGGAAGAGGGTGCAAGACAAGAAGATGCAATGACAGATCAAGAACAGTTACTAGCAATGAGTGATGAAGATATTAAAAAGTTACAAAAAATTCAAGCTGGTGCTTCTCCAATAGATCAAACAGCAATAGCTGGAGCAGCTGCTTTATTAGCTCAATTTAGAAAAGAACTAACAAACAAGAAAGATGGAAAGCTAACTGATCTTAATGGAAATGAAATAAATTTAATTAGTTTCTTAGCAATGTTTCAACAAACTGGCGGAGACATAACACAATTAGCTGAGATGATTGTAGCTGGAGAATAACAGTGCCTTTAGTGGTTCTTGAGGATGGAAGAAAATTATTTGTAGATAGTAATGATCCTAAAGAAATAGAAAAAGCAAAACAAAAATCAATGAAAAGAAAAAGAACTGGATCATCTGGTTCTTTAGCAGGAGACATAGGTAGAGGAATAGCTGCAGGTGTTGTCTCTATACCTCAAGGCCTTGCTACCATACCGACAACTGGTATTGATCTTCTATTTAATACAGAAGTAACTGACAATGTAAACGAATTTTTTGAAGGTATTAAACCTGAAGTAGAAGGTACTGCTGGTAAAACAGCACAAATGATTGCTCAGTTTGGTATACCTGGTCTTGGCACAGCAAGTGCTCTATCTAAATTAAGTAAAGCAAAACAACTAGGAGCTATAGGTGCAGTCGATGCTGCTGTAGCTACAGATGATGTTGATACTTTTGCTGACATGATCTTTGATAAAGAAAGTGACGAAGAAAGAATTAAGAATCTTGCAGGCAGAGATGCCGCAGCTGCAAGACTAAAAGAAAGAATGCAAGTGTTTGCTGAGACAGCATCATTTGTTTATGCTGCACCCAAGGTTGTGGGAGGAACTCTTAAAACAGCTGGTGTTGGATTAGATCTAATTGCACCTTACATGAGTGCATTAGCTAAAAAAGTTAGCCCAAATGAAGCTCTTGCTTCTGCAACCAAAGCAGATAAAAGTTTATTTGATTACTTAAGAAAAAACTTTAGTTACGGTGGAACTTTTGAACAAACTACAAAAAATAATAAATTAATATCAGATGTATTTCAAACACAAAAAGCTTACGCATCTAATCTTGGATTAGAGATAGCTGATGCTGGAGATAAGATAAGAAGAACAATGGAAGATGCTGTTACCAATGGTGGTAAATTAAATGATAAAGACTCTTTAGAATTAGTTAAATCTATATCAACTTATAGAGCACCTTTGCTTGCTGTTGAAAGACAGTTTCCTTCTTTAGCTGACGATGCAAAAAGAATTAAAGCAAAAGAACTTCAAGACGAAGCTTTAAAAAAGATTAAAAGTTTTGAAGGATCAGGAAACAAAATAGATTACGAGGCTCTAGGGATAGATCCTAATAATACAATATCTTCTATAGTTCAAAACAATAAAACAATATTTGAATTAGAACAAAAACTATTATTTGATTTAGTTTCTGATAGACCTACTGTTGCAGGTTTAACTTTAGATCAAAATTTTAAAGATGCGTTACTTAAAAACAGAGGTTTGTATGGAACAACTCTTTACAGAGCTATAAATGATTCTGGTTTTGAGCCATCTAAAGAAGTATACGATGCAGCTATTGATAAAATTAAAACAGTAGCAGGACTTGAGGGTGATCCTCTTGGAACATCTAAAGCAATACAAATTTTTGATGATATAAGAAATCCTAAAAACTCTTTAAACCCTCACGAAACTCCAGAGCTTTTAGTAAACAATATAAAAGGTGGCTTACTAAAAGGAAAAACATTAAAAAACTTACCTGAAGTTAGGGAAGCTTTAGGTGAGATAACTCCCCTTACATACAAAGAAGGATCTGAGTGGAGAAAAGCTTTAGTAGATGAGACTTTTGCAGCTACTTCTACTATATCTAAAATTGCTACTTCAGTAGGAAATATAAAAGTTTATGATGATATAAGATTAATTAATGATAATGCAAAACAATTAGGAACCACATCTTTTTTAAAGACTCCTGATCAATTAACAGCTGAAGGAATAAATGTATTAAAAGCTCCTGAAATAAATCCAAAGACAGGAAAACAAATTGCTCCTAAAAAAGATCCAAAGACAGGAAAAGAAATTCCTTCACTAAGAGATGAAGTTACAATAGACGGCGTTGATTATGTAAAATTTAATGACAAGCAAGGTGCTTTACAAGATACCTATGCACCAAAAGTTTTTGTTGATGCTGTTACAGGATCATCAAAAGATTTTATGAATACTATGCCTAACATTTTAAAAAATGTTTACAAGGGTTTGTTAGGTTTAAAAACAGTAGGACAATATAACAAAACCTTGTTATCTGTTGGTGCTCATATAAGAAACAATACAAGTGTCCCATTATTTGCTGCTATGAATGGAAACCTTGGGCCTTCTGCTGAGTTTACAAAAACTTTTCAAAAGTCTTTTGCTGGTGTTTTTGATCCAAGGCAAAAAACAAAATACAACAAAGATATTAAAGAAGGAAGAGAGTACGGTATTGTTGTAGGAAGAGGTACGCAGTTAGAAGAAATAGCTGACTTAGCTTCTTATGCTATAGAAGATGTTGCTTTGATGAAAAAATTACAATCAAACGGTCTTACAAATAAATTACAGAAAGCATTAAAACCTGTTGAAAGAATTTATACAGGATCAGATAACGCGGCTAGGTGGATTAATTGGAATGGCGAACAAGCAAAACTTACAAAGGTTATAGCTGACTCTACTGATGATGCCTTTATTCCTGTCAATGCTGCTAAGAATTTTTCTAATACTGATATTCAAAAACTTATTAGACAAGATGGTACTATCAATGTTGGTGAATTAAAATCTGTTAGCGATGATGCTTTAGATAAATTTATTAAAGCAGAGTCTGCTGACATAGCTTTGAATGTAACTCCCACTTACTCAAGAGTTCCTGAGATAGTAAAACAATTAAAATTTATACCAGTCATAGGTAACTTTACAGCTTTCCCTGCTGAGATAGTAAGAAATACTGGCAACACTATATCAAGAGGTATTAAAGAACTAGCAAGTAACAATGCAGAATTACAAAAAGTAGGAATGAGAAGACTAACGTCTGGACTAACTACTACTGTTGGAGTTCCAGCAGGTTTAACCGCAGCAGGTCTAGCCCTAACTGGTTCAAGTCAAGAACAGATAGACGCATATAAAAGATCTTTTGCTGCACCTTGGGAAAAGACTGCGACTATGATTCCAACCAGCACTGATGCACAAGGAAATATTACAGGATTTATTAATTACAGTTACACCAATCCCTATGATTATTTGCAAAGACCATTTAGAGCTGTATTAAATGCAGTTGCTACTGGCAATAGAAACGAAGCTAGTCTACTAAGCATAGCAAGTAATGCAACAATAGATTCAGTAGGAGAAATGGCAAATCCTTTTTTATCTACAAGTATAGGTGCTAACGCCTTGCTTGAAGCACAATCTGGTCAAACATCAACAGGTAAAATTATTTATAACGAATCAGATTTATTAGGTGATAAGGGTTTAAAATCAATGATTCACGTTTTTAATTCTATAGCACCTACAGCACTGCCTTTTTCAGTACAAGTTGATGCAGAAGGAACACAGATAGTTCCTAAAGATTTTGTAACAGCTGCAGCCTCTGTCTTTACAGGAGAAGAAGATTTAATTAGTCCAAAAGGAAAACCTATTGATGTAGCAGAGACAATGGTACAAGCTTTCTCTGGTATTAAAGTTGTTAAACCACAGCTAGAAAGATCTCTGTATTACAAAGCAGCAGAGTCTAAGAGAGCTATAAGAGAAACAACTAATGAATTTAATAGATTGCTTAGATCAAATAACAGAAGAGATGCAGAAAGTTTTGTTAAAGGTTACATCAATACAAACAAAGACAGATACAATTCTTTAAGAACTCTTTACACAGCTATAGAAGATGCAAGAACATTAGGAGTTCCTGATTATGCTATTAGCGAACAGTTAAAGATTGCTAAGGTAGCTAACAGAGACTTGGTTATGCTAGGTATATTTAAACCTAGTGAAGTTAATCAAGATGTACTTAACTTTGCTTTACAAGGAACAGATATTAAAGCACCTCAAGAAGTACCTATTGGAGACTTGGCTTCTGCTTCAATAGATTTAACTGGACAATCTTTACAAGGACAGTTTGAAGCACCTAATCTTGCTCAACCTAGCAGAGCATCTCAGCTACTAAGAGAAGAAGAAGAAAAGAAAATACTAGGAATCTAATTTGTACAACAAATACGGAGCAAAGAAAGTAAGACTCGATGGCTATACCTTTGATAGCAAACTTGAGGCAGCTCGATACAATCATCTTAAAGAACTAGAAGATAAAGGCCTAATCTCTGACATAGAAGTACACCCACCCTTCCCATGCTTTGTTAATGAAAAGAAGGTATGTCTTTACAAGGCTGACTTTAAATATAAGAACATCAATGGCGATGAGATCATAGAAGATACCAAGGGTATAGAGACACCTATGTTTAGATTAAAGAAGAAACTTGTTGAAGCTTTGTATCCAGGCGTAGAAATTATAGTAATAAAAAAAGCTAAAGCTTAGAAAGGCACGCCTGTTTCAACCCAAGGTCTGATACTCTTGATCGTACCATTCATTAATCTCTTAGCAGAAGCACACTGTTCTAGTAATTCTTTTGGAAAGCCACTGTTGATTACTTCTATCAGCTCCTCACTAGAGTAAAGGTTGTCGCCAGTAGATTCTTTCTGACTAGCTACGTTAATAAACTTAAACCCATCTTTCTCATACATAACAAAGTTATCATCCTCTTCGATCATGGTTGCTGGTATTAGCTCTGGTATATAGTTATGTCTTGGACATCCCTTAGTCTGTCTATCCTCGCTGATTCCTTTGTCATGTTGAGAGCAATGCCAATGCCCCCCACCCTTGTTAATATCAACACTAGCAAAGCGACATGATCTGCAATGAACTTTCTCAGGTAAANATCTGCCAAGATATGCGGCCCTTTCTTTAGCAGACATAAAGCTACGTATTCTGTAGTCAGTCTCGGGTATGTTGTTGTCAGGTGGCGTATTAGTTTTCAATACATGCTCTGCTTTTTCCATAAGCATTTCAAACTTTAAGTAATCAAAGTCAATAACTTCTGTATACAAAGCTGAATTGTTTTTGTTGTAAACGATAGCTATGCAATGATCCATTTTAAAAAGTCCCATGTACAAATGAATCTGTGCGTCATACTCTTCTGACCAAGCACAATAACTACCTAGCTTTTCTAAATTTTTAAAACGATTGTCGTTAGCTGTTTTAAACTCTAACAGATAGGGTATGTTTTCTTTCAAGCCTGGTAGGTTTCTAGCGACACCATCTATGTGTCCTTTGACATGCCCTCCAAGAGCCTCTGTTTTAAATTGCTTACCATCCTTTTGAACATCATAGATAATGGCTCCTGGTATCTTACGTAGCTTCTCAATCAAATGATCTTCTACTACATTGCCTAGGTCTAAAAGTCTAAGAACTCTTGGCTCCCATTCATCGGGCATGAGCCAGCGGTATCGCATCCAAAGGAGCCTTTGATTTGGATTGCCGATACCACTGATACCCAAATAAAACCTTTGGTGTCTCTCAGTATTTGTTTCTACTTCATCAAGAAGATGATTGATTGTCATTTTGTTTTTCCTAATAATTTATCTATACAATCATCCAATATTGGTTTTACAGCTTTGTAGGATTTTTCATTTTTTCCAATGCGACCAACATCTAAAGGGTATTTATGGTGTCGTTGTGCTGCAAAAAAAATATCAGCTAACTTCTCACATAAATTTATCTCTAATTCTTTTTTTAAAACACTTTGCATATCAACATCAACATCAGTCAATACTTCATCTGCTAGTTCTACTAATTTAGTTTTGTTCATAATAATATCTCCTCGTTTTGTTTTGTTCTGATCCCTATAACATTCTCATACTTGCCCTGCTTTTGTAAGACAATCTCTGCTATGTTCTCAAAGGCACCACTGTTTATTAATTCAGCGGCCATCCATGGTTGCTTGGGCGATCCCCACTTCTCTGCTATCTTCTTCCACTTACGTACTGCCATGTGGTGTGCTTTGGGATGTCCAAACATCAACGGCATTTTCTTAGGGAAAAATTCATTCTTAACTGTAAAGATTACTTGACAATACTCACTGCCATTCTGTGATTTGGTTACTGTTGCATAGATGTCAGTGACAGGTTTGTATCTAGGCTTGGCCTTCTCTCTCTCATCAGACAAGACAGCTTGTCTCTCTGCCTTAGTTCTCTTAGCAACTTCTTTTTCTTTCTTAGTCTGTAGTTCTTCAAACTTTTTAGATCCTTCAAACTCTTGACCACACTCAATACATTTCTT